ACAAAATCAATAATCAAAAGGAGTTAAGAAATGTCTAACACAAAAGTTAAAAAAGTTATCAAAGGTTTAAAGAAAGCATCAAAACTTCATGCCAAGCAGGCTAAAGTTTTAAAAAGTATGCTAAAGAAATAACTTCCTATTAATCTACAGGAACTAATCGAACGCCATTTCCCCCGAACAAACGAACCAGTTCGTCGGCACTGGCTTCTATGTCATCCATAATGTCCTGACTAGAAGTCATGGCGGATAAAGTTAAGCTGTCAGAGATAAACTCCATCAGTGCCTCTACCTGCATAGAATGCATGTCCATAAAACTCACGCTCTTTGTTTCTTCCATTAGTATCATTCTACTTCCCCCCAGTTATCTTTAATTGCTACGTCTATCTTTGATGGTATGTTTAGTTTAACTCCATTCTCCATGATGTCTACAATCCTGTCGGTCTGTTCTTGGTTCTCGATGTTGAAACAGAGTTCGTCATGCACAGTAAGCATTGGAGTAAGGCCTTCTTTGTAACAGTCCACCATGGCTTTCTTTGTTTGATCTGCCGCAGATCCTTGTATCAATTTGTTCAGTGCCTTGTAGGTGAATGCACGTTTAATAAACTTGCCGTATTCTTTTTGGGCTTCGTCATGTGGCAAAGCTTTTCCTCCTGTACCCCACTGGTTTGGTTCCCATAGGTGAAATCTACCCTTACGTCCAAGCAGGGTTCTAATCTGACCGTTCTTTGTAGCTTGTTTAGACACAAGGTTGGCCAGAGCTTTAACAAACGGAACCTTACTCTCGTGTTGAGCCATCAAAGACTTAGCTTCTTCAAATGATATATCCATCTCACCTGCCAGTTTGGCCGCTCCCATGCCATACATGATGCCAAGGTTCACAGCTTTAGATTGTTTCCGAGTAATCCCTGCAATATCAGCCACCATTTGATGTAAGTCTACATCAGACTCGTTGTACTGCTTAACCATATCTTCTAGTAGATCTTGACCCGGCATTTTATCAGCCACCATAGATGCACAGTGTACCATGATTCTTGGTTCTTGGCTCGAATAGTCAAACGATCCCCACTTACAACCCTCTTCTGGTATAAATAACCCACGTATCAGCTTCTTTATTTCAGGTTGTCGGGCTGGAATTTGCTGGAGATTTGGGTTAGATGAGGAAAATCTACCGGTGATAGCGCCCCCCTCGTCACGACGTGTGGAGTGTAGCTCAGTGTGGATACGTCCATTAGTTTCATGGCGTAGTATGCTGTCGATAAATGTGCTGTCTGCCTTATCAAACTCACGCAAACGAACCAGCTTTTGGCAGATTGGGTGAGGGTGACTCTTTAGCCACGACTTTGTGAACGACACAGCGCCCTTATCAGTAGTTGGATACTTTAAGTTTAGCTTATCAAAAGCTTTAGCCATAGATGCAGATGCCCAAATATCTATCTCCATCCCAACTTCTTTCTCAATAGAGTGGCGAAGTGATTTGGTTGTAGCGTGGATCAACTTTTTGTTAACTGCCACCTTATCTAAGTCAACGCGAACGCCCCTGCTCCGCATGTCTAGGATGCATGGGATTAGATCAGTCTCTATATTCCAGATGTTCCAGAGTTCTTGCTTTTCCAGCTCTACCTTTAAGGCATTCCACAAAGCAAGCGTAGCTACAGCGTCCCGTTCAGCATAGGCTCCAACGTACTTCGGTGGCAGCTTATACATCTCCGCCTTCGGGTTTATACCCCAGTCTTTAGCGGCGGCTTGTAGGAGCTTCTCATCCTTTCTCATGGACACGTAGTCTCTAGCCATAGCATCCAGTCCGAATGACCATCTGTTCTCGTCGATCAGTGCCCCTGTGACCATTGTATCAATGATCTTTCCTTTAATTTCTATGCCCTCGGCTCTCATCCATCCCGCATCATAGGTTGCGTTGTGCATAATCACATTCATTTCAGGTACACTTACCTGCTTTTTTAGCCAACGCAGGGTAAACTTAGGGTCTAGGTTGTGTCCGTTCTCATGGCGGATAGGAAAGTATCCTTTGTACTCTCCAGCCGCTACTGCAATACCTATTATGTGTCCATCCTTGCGCGCCCATCCGGGTCCAAGCGTCAGTAAGTTTGGATCTTTGGTCTCTAAATCTACTGCTACTTCCTTGTATCCGGTCAGGTCAGGAAAATCGGTAGGTATGTTCCAATCAGAATCAAGCATATTCATTTCACTCTTAATCTGATGGTGCAAAGCACTTCCAAATAATGTGGTCATTTTATTTTCCTTACGCTGTTTCTTTCAGAAAACTCCCCGCCAAGAGCAACATATCCTGCCTTGTCTACCCAAGAGTCGTCATGATCCATGGTCTCTAAAAGCCTAGATGTTTTCAACCAGTCCATCATAAGAATAACATGTTGAGGTGTGACTTCGCCATGACTTAGTATTGCACCCCGAATAATAATGTTCCACCCATCCGAAATACGAGTATGATTGTTGTATGCATCCCCATAATCCTTAGCCCTCTGCCCACTGATTAGTTCTTTAGCAGTGTCTAGTATCTGATCACGTTTCATGGTTAGGATCCCTTGGATAATATACTTCGACGTGGCAATCGCAACTTGGGCAAGATAGATTAGTGACCATGGAATACTCTTCGCAATCATCACAATCTTCATCACCACCCCAAATCAATTCTGTCTTACAATGCCAACACTTCATTACGTTCTCCATTATTTATTCCTTTCCTGTTCATCTGCTAGACGGTCAAACATCTTGGAGAAATGACGTAGCTCCTCGATGGTAGCCTTTATATAAATTAATTTAATCAGTTTCCTAACTAAAAGATCTCGTGATTTGAACGCCTTCACTGAATCTTCAAGCATTAACTTCGCTATGTAATCCTCAGATATCATATCGTATACCTGTAGTTGTTGTGGGTTTGCAGTATATACAAACGGTTACGCGCTCTAGTTACACCGACATAGAACGCACGATGTTCGTCATCTTGAAAATTAGTTCTAACACACGCCTTGGTTGAGGCCGTATATACTACACAGTTATCATCTTCCCCACCCTTCATAGCATGAAACGTGGACAGCTTAATTCTTGGCAAAGACAACAAGTCTTCTCCGCGTCTTTGTATGGCTTCAATGTAACCACGCATACTGGTAGATACTTTCAACGCATCGTACGCCGCAAACTCTGCGCCTCGTATTAATCCATACTCAGATTTCAAAGTGTCCATGTTTACTAATTCATTTGGATCCAATGTTTCTAGAAGCTTTGTTGCACCACGTTTTACCACGGCATCTTTGCCTTGCTTTGGAAGCCCCGAGTATAGCGTCTTTACACGTTCAACACCGATTGATTTGTCTTGGCACAGCTCATCCCATGCCATAATGTTCGCCGCTAGCTTCTCGGATATGCTTGATCGTCCTTTAATCGAATACTTAAATCCTGCATCAGAGCACCATTTAGCGAGCTCTTTAACGTAGGTGTTTGTTCTAGCCATAACTGTCCACGAACCTTCGCTGATAGGTATCATATCCATGTGCCATACATGGTTAACTACACCTGTCTCATCACGGGGAAGGAACTCTTTCGCCACACGATCATTGATCCGACTAACAATAACTTGAGACAGTTCATGCACGGCTCTAGGTATTCTATATGATTGCTTTAGAATCTCTACGTTTTTAGAAGAGTTAATAAACATATCTACATCCACCCCAGTCCATCGGTGTATGGCTTGGTCATCATCCCCTGCAATGACCACGTTCTCTGCAAAGTTAGATAACTTTCTCGCCATCTCCCATTGTAAAGGTGTGAAGTCCTGCGCCTCGTCTATGAATAGATAGTCAAGGTGTGGTGGTTCTCCTAGATCAATGTACTTCTCGATCATGTCAACGAAATCAAACTTACCCATAGTATGTTTGTACTCGTCGATCTGACGCATAGTTTGCTCTAGCTTTGAGTAGAACAACTTCCTGTCGTTAGCTTCATTGAACTCTTGCTCTAAAGAAATCATACGATATCGAGCACGGGTAATCATTTGCAGGTACTGGGCTCCCGATCCTCCGATTGTAGGCATGGTTAACCCATCATCTACGCTCGTTCTATCTTCGCCCTCAAAATCTAGCCCTAGTATATCACCGATAACCTGATAGTCCGAGGTCTGCATTACATCCGTAGATTGCAAACCTAGACCATTGAAACCAAATGAATGACTGGTTCGCATGTACGGGAAGTCAGTAGGCTGTAGTGAAAACTCGGAACAAGCTCGGTTAACCATCTCTTCGATGGCTTTCTTGGTAAACGAGATCACACCAATACGAGAAGGGTGTGTTCCAGATTCTATCGCTGCTTTAATATCTTGGATCAGGCGATATGTTTTGCCGCAACCCGGGGGTCCTAATATCAATTTTGCTTTATCAATCACAGTTCTTTACCTCGAGGCCGGCTGTTCACCCAATCTTCGATCTCGTTTAGTGACCAACGGCTAGCGGATCTCTTGCTATGCTCATCACCTAGAACGATCGGTTGTGGAAAACCTGTTTTCTTCGCTACCAACTTGTAGATATATGAATTAGATACACCTAGCATCTTAGCAACTTCTCCTACTCGCAGGAGCCTATTAGAATGGGATGTCATCGATCATCTCCTTGATTGGTAGTTCAGTTTTATTTTCTTCAAACGCTGGGATAAACCAACATCTGATTGTAGTACGCTTTCCATCTGACTTTTTAGCAGAATGGTGCATAGAGTCACCTCCCATGTCACGTATCATCTGGATCACATGACCTCGGTTATCAACTTTAAACCGGCGGTTATGTAGGTATTCAATCAGGCCTTCCAGTTTAAACATAGTAGTGTCTCCGTCCGTCCAAGGCTTGCCCATCTCCATTTCTTCTGGAGCCATGGCTCTGATCTGACTGGTGCAATATGATCTAAGGTGATCTTTAAATTGACCCTTGATCGTGGCTTCTTCTGGCACATCTAAATGTGTAGCTGTCTGCATCAACTGATTAATTAGCGTCTGCCACTTAGCAGGCTTCACAGTTGGGGGCATCATGTTCATCTGTTCCATACACGCACGTTGCCAAAGTACTTGGTTTTGCAACTGCTCTGTGGACAACTGTATCCTTGATCCGTTTACATCCATAAAATAAACTCTAGGCTCGGACAACAGAATTGTTAAACCGCCTACCTCGGGTGCATCAGGTGCATCTTTTCCTATCCCAAACTTACGAACCGCACAAACAACAGGATCGCAGTAGCTTTTGAATGGTTGATCCTTGCATGTGTAACCCCAGTCCTTTTTAGTTAGGGACTTACGAAGGTTAAGTATCTCGTGGGAAGGCAATGGCGTAGCGCATAGTGTACGATTGTCTTCTTCAAGTCTAGTCTCCCAATCATCATTGAACTTTAATTTATCATAAACACCACACATAAACATAGTTTTGTTGCGCTCATTATTAATAGGACCATCTGCAAACAAATGTTCTAGGCAGGGTGGACCATCTGTAAATAACTTACGATCGCCTGCAAATCTAATGCCCTCTAGATCGGACAATGAAACCTTGGCTTTGTCTACTGCATCAAGAAACTCGTCTAGCTCCATGGCTTCTGTTTTCTTATCAAAGCAGTATCTTTGTGGCATTTCAGCATTGAAGTATGGCATGTTGATAAAGTTACCCACATCTCCACGTTCAGCTATAATTGTGTCTTGCTTGGGAAAGATTTCACACCCGCTATAACCCAGCGCAATGGACATCTCGGACAGATAATCTCTAATCTGTGCCGCCATCTCCCAATCTGTTAGAAATAAATACAAGTGAGCTCCGCCAGATTTAGATCGGCAGTGCATTAAGGGAAGTTTAAGCTTCTGTATTTTTTCTTGTAGCTCATTGTGGTTCAAGTCATATATGTCTACGTCCAAGCAACCGAACCTACATTTATTATCATTGTTAATTGGGATCGATCCAACCCCGTGCTTACCATCGATGTGTGATTGTACTAACGCCTCGGTCAACGGCTCTCGAATAATCATACTCTTTGATTCTGCTTTACCATTACGACCAACCCGACCAACTTTTGTTGTGCCGTGTGCGTTGTCTGCTCCCGCAAACGTGGCAAGCAATCTTTCTGCCTGTGTCATCTAATGCTCCTTGGTGAAGTAAGAGGGGGCGCAGGCCCATTTGCGCCCCCAAGCTGTGCTTGATAACCTAGAACGGTATATCATCGTCAACAATTGATGACGTCTTAGAAGAGGGCTTGGATTCAGCCGAGTCTTCTGGCACAGCTTT